AAATAACGCTATTTCAACTTTCAGATGATTCATTTTCATCTCCTTGTTCGTCATCGACTGCAAGAGCAGGCGGTGGGCACATCAATTCTCCTGATTGGTGCAAATGGATTAGACGCAGTGCGTCTTCTCCTTTGCCTACTCCATCAGCGATAAGTGTAAGCATATCGTAGATTCTGCCTAACATAATGAAATTAACAACACCGCTATTGTCATTGATGTCGTTTACTGACTGATCATTCATATATTCTATGCCTTAGATAGTGTGAGTATGTACTTGGGTATAGAGAGTGTACCATATCTGCCACCGCGTTTGCGTATTGCATAATTTCAGACTGTGCTGTCTCATGCACCCGTAATGCACAGAAATGTAATACAGCATTCAGGCTTACTGTCCATCTCCATCGGACATACATGCCGTATGCGGGTAGAAAAATTCTTGCCTGTTCGGGTGACACTCCCATTTCTAAAAGTTGCTTGTAGCGCGTTACAGAGTCATCCACATGCTGCTTCAGCAGATTGTGGATCAGATTGGAAGTATTAGAAGGAAGATTACCTCCACTGCCTTGCTTCTTATTTTCCGGCGCTTCACGCCAAACCTCTGGTAAATAAAATTCAGGCTCTTCTGTCACGTAACGGCGCGAAGACTCATTCCATCCATTTTGGTCATCAAGGAAAGTACTAGCAACAGCATGTTTGTACCATTGGCGCGCAACCATCAAAGGGGCGTAGACTTCAAAAGTCATAACACAATGTCTCAAAGTAGAATCATGCTTATGTTTAATTAAAAATTCAAGGAGTCTCTGATCTGAGATCTCAAGAGTATCTACAGATTTATCATATGATACTCTAGCAGCATTAACAACATCAAGATCAGAACCCATATTGTTAACTAATCTTACATAACCTTTATCTAGTACTTCTGTAAAAATTTGGAACTCCTTGTCGCCGTATGTTCTTATTATATTAAAAGAGTATACTTATATCTATATATTTAATATATGTAAATATATTTTTATATAGAACATATTAAAGACAGTATAATAGGTATTCATTATGAATACAACACAAAAGGAGAAATCGTTATGAATTGGTTAAACAACACAGCACTTGGTAGAGCAGTACAGTCATATGTTAAAGTATTTGTTACAGTTGTGCTAGGATTATTCCTTGCAGATGGAGCAGATGTGTTTGCAGTAGACGCAGCCGACGTAAAGACGTGGCTTGCAGTAGCAGTTTCCTCTGTGCTACCATTGATCATCACAGCACTGAATCCCAAGGATTCAAGATTCGGAAAAGGAACTAAATAATGCCTACATCAATTAACGGATGGGAAGTTCTTGACAACCCCGCATGGGGAGATCCTAGAGCAAAGAAGAAGAAGATTCCAGCAACTGGAACTGACCTTTGGGTAAGGAAAGAAGCATGGCCCTTATTCGCTGCTCTTGTCACGGACTACAATAGAGCCATCAACAAGGTTACATCATCTGACGCTTATGACTACCGTCAAAGTAGAACTTCTGGAAACTGGAGCAATCACAGTTCTGGGACTGCGGTAGACATTAATGCTAGTGCAGAAGGTGCAGTTGGTCTTGGTTGGACAAAGTGGTGGACAACTCTTGGTAGAAATCGTAAGGCACAGAGAATTCGCAAGATGTATCAGATTGTTACATGGGGCGCATGGACTGGAATTGCTGACGATCCACACACACCACAAACAGAAGGCTGGGACGCTAATTGGGCCGATGCAATGCATTGGGAGTTAAAGGCTGGAACGACAGTCGAAGATGTTAAGAGAGTAATTAAATTTCTTGGCATTACTGCCGATGGTGTTCGTAAAAACGACATCAATGGCAATCCACTCCGTAAATAATGTAATAACAGTCACCTTGTTATAATTGATTTACTAAACTTTACAGGGTGTGGTCAGATTGAGTTTGTTTGAAATCCTTATAATGACTGGAGCAATACTTGCTGCGGTAACAGGAATAATAGTTTTTAGCATGAAGATTGCCAAAGGATTAAAAAGGATTGTACACTTTTTAGATGACTTTAACGGAGAAGAGGCACGACCAGGCATTCCTGAACGTTTAGGGATGTCTGCTCGTATCTCTCAACTAGAAGATTGCGTATCCTCATCTAGAACAGAGTTAGAGCAACTTAATAAAAAAGTTACTTTTATTGAAAAGGAACTTCATCCTAATCATGGAACTAGCATGAGAGACAAAGTAGATAGAATTGTTTTACGCTTAGACACTGTAGAGGAAAAGATTATAGATCATGTCAGCAAGTAGTTATGCCGTCACTGTAGAAGTAACAAATACAGTAGACACAATAACTCTAGACTATGCATCTGTTGTAAACTTTATTTCTGTAAACCAAATATCTATAGATCCAGACACTATTGCTATAAGTCAAATTTCTGATGTTGATACTATCGCTATAGATTATTCAAACGCTATCACATCAATAGTTTTAGAAGAAGTGTCTCCTGCTGTCCGATCAATTGAAATTATGCCGGGGGCAGGGCTAAGTCCAGTCAACTATGTAAATAATCTTATTGGTAATGTTGTTCTTACATACACCGCTCTATTAACTTATGTTAATCAATCTAATGGAGTTTATACATATCCAATTAGCCACAATCTTCATTACGAATATCCAATCGTTATGGTGTATAATTCTAGTAACGAGTTGGTAGATGTTTCAATACTAACAGTGGATGAAGACAATTTAAATCTACAGTCTACTTCGAATATGAATGGGTATAGGGTGGTGGTGCAACGATGAGCAGTCCTGCTAATACATCGTTTAGCCTATGGAAGGGCGATACGCTCAGGTTTACCCTGTCTTTAAAAAGTAGTGGTAGTGCCTATAACATCCCTGATGGAACTGTTTTTGCTGCGGCTCTTAAAGAAAAAGAAACAACTACATTGTATTCTATGACTGCTTCTGTAACTTCAGCAAGCACTGGCACGGTTCTTGTAACATTGCCAGCAACAGTTTCGTCTACTCTTTCTGCAAGAAAAAACTGGATATATGATGTACAAATGACAGATTCTGCATCAATAGTAACAACACTGCTATATGGTAATATCTTTGTTACTGATGAAGTAACTTCATAATACTTTCTTTATCTTTTAAAGATAAATATTTTTTAACGTTACACGCAAGACACCACATACATGGTTCATTTTTCTTATCATCCATCCAAGGAATCATGTCTCCATCTAATTCGTTCATTGGACAAATTATTGGTTCAGCCAGTCCCTTTTGAGATAGATTAAAATATTTTTGAAGGTCTTGTATTGTTATCATAGTGATAACTATATCACAAGAAAAAGATTGAACTTGAAACTCAATACGATATACAATATAAAAATGCTGTCTCCAAGGCCAGCGCAGAAATTTATTAAAGGAGCAACAACAAATGACAGTTTCGTTACCAACCGCCTACCAGCAAGTAATCCATAAAACAAGATACGCAAGATGGATGGAAGAAGAAAATAGACGAGAGGACTGGAACGAAACAGTTGATAGATATATTAGTTACATTTTTGCTTCCGTAGAAAAACATAACAACTATAAGTTTGATGAAAAGGTTAAAGATAGAATTCACAATGCTATTTTAGCCATTGACGTGATGCCTTCTATGCGTGGATTAATGACCGCTGGTCCAGCCCTTGACCGCGACAACACATGCCTATACAACTGTGCATACCTACCAGTGGATTCTCTTCGATCTTTCGATGAGGCAATGTATATTCTTATGTGCGGAACTGGAGTTGGATATTCAGTAGAGTCAAGATACGTTTATCAACTTCCAGTTATTAATGAACATTTTGAAAAGTCTTCTAGCACAATTGTTGTAGACGATTCTAAATCTGGATGGGCTAAGGCATTCCGCGAACTTATTGCTTTGCTATATCAGGGACAGATTCCATCTTGGGACTTTTCTCAAATACGTCCAGCGGGTGCAAGGCTAAAAACTTTTGGTGGTCGTGCAAGTGGACCAGACCCATTAGATAGATTGTTTAAGTTTTCAGTAGAAACAATTAGAGCAGCGGCTGGAAGAAAACTAACTCCACTAGAAGCACACGATATTATGTGTAAGGTCGCTGAAGTTGTAGTTGTTGGTGGTGTTCGTAGGTCAGCAATGATTTCTCTATCGGATCTTGAAGATAGAAACATGGCCTACGCAAAGTCTGGATCATGGTGGGAATATAATGGTCAACGGGCACTAGCGAATAACTCTGCGGTTTATGATCAAAAGCCAAGCATGGAAGTTTTCATGGCTGAGTGGAAGTCACTATATGACTCTAAGAGCGGTGAGCGTGGAATTTTTTCTAGAGATGCTGCACAAAGAGTTGCTGCAAAAAATGGTCGTAGAGAGTCTAATGTAGATTTTGGAACCAACCCATGCAGTGAAATTATTCTTAGGCCATTCGAATTCTGTAATCTTACTGAAGTAATT